GGTGTGTGCGGTCAAGAAAGAGTGGTGACGTATGGAAACGCTTCACATCATCACATCATTTAGCCGGATGCGAATGCTGCCACTGCTTGCACGGGAAGTGGCAGGACTGCTGATCACAAAAAATCTTCGCGTGCGTTGGCACGTGGCGTTGCAGTCGGACGATCTTCCGGATCCGCACGGGTGCGTGAAGATGAACGAATTGATAGACCTTGTTCCGAACGATCACTGGATCTGGATCCTTGACGACGATAACCGGTTAGCAGACGGAATGATCGCGTATCTTCCAACGCTTTTTAAGAACCGACCGGAGAAAGAGGCGTTCGTGTTTTCACAGATCCGCCGTGATCAACACGGGCCGGTCCTTCATGCGTCCGCTGAAAATATGTTTGCGATCGGGTGTGATACTGCGCAGGTTGTCTTCAAAAAATCTTTGGTAGGAAACGATCTTCGAATGCGCGAAGACAGTGCGATCGCGGATACGAAATTCTTTCAGATTATGTACCGGATCGCCGAACAAAAGTTTCTTTTTGTGGACGAACCGGAAGTCTATTTCAACGGCAGGCACAATCCGGTATAACGTCTGTATAACCAAAAAGTTATAAAATATAATTGACAAACGTGTGAAGTCCTGTCCATAATCCCCTATCTTGTAGCTTAAAGATTTTTAACTACAACGGGTGGGGGACAAATGTAATGCCGAATATCTTCGCCGGGATCGACATGGAGCAAGTTGAAAAGCTTGCCCGGTACGGTCATACCGATAAGTTCATGGCTGAATTTTTCGGTGTCTCTCCCGCAACGTGGGCTGAATGGAAAAAGAAAAACCTTCACTTCTGCGAATCCCTCACATCGTGGAAAAACGAAGCGGATGAAAAAGTCGAACGCGCGATGTACGAACGCGCGGTCGGCGTTACTCTTACCGATGTTACTCACGTAATCGACAAGAAAACCGGACTACCCATCCGGGTCGAAAACAAAAAATCATACCCCCCTGACGTAAACGCCGGAATGTTTTGGCTGCGCTGTCGCAAGCCTCTTGAATGGCGCGATAGCGGTCCGGCATACCCCCAAGGCAATACGCTGAACTTGAATGTAAAAGTTACCGTACAGCAGCAGGATCTTGACGAACGGATCCGGCAGATAACCTTTGGGGATCGTCTTGAAGAAGCTTTGCGCTGACCTCACACAAGAACAGTCGAACGGTCTTTACTTTCAGATCATCGAAGCTAAAGACACGCATTCCCTTCGTCGCCTGTGCCTTGAAGATCTTTTCTTCCTGATCACGATCGCCTTCAAACGCAAGGATGTGAACCGGCCGTGGTTGTACGAGCGCTGCCGGGAAGTCGAAGCGAATCCGGACTTCCATCTGGATCTGTGGTTCCGGGAAGGTTACAAGTCCACGATCATCACGTTCGGAAAAACCATCCAAGATATTTTGAATAATCCCGAAGAAACGATCGGCATTTTCTCCCACACGCGTCCCATCGCAAAAGGTTTCTTAGATCAGATCAAACGTGAATTTGAAATGAACACGTTCTTGCAAGATCTGTTCCCGGATATTTTGTACAAGGAACCGAAACGCGAAGCGCCGAAGTGGTCCTTAGACGACGGGATCATTGTGAAGCGTCAATCGAATCCGAAAGAATCCACGGTTGAAGCGTGGGGCTTGGTGGACGGGCAGCCTACGTCAAAACATTTTTCGATTCTTGTTTATGACGATGTAGTGACGAAAGAATCCGTGACCACTTCGGAACAAATTAAGAAAGTCACGGAAGCGTGGGCGTTGTCGTTGAACCTTGGCGCACAGAACGGGAAGCGCCGGTACATCGGCACGCGGTATCACGAAAGCGACACGTACAAAGAGATCATGGATCGTAACGCTGCGATCCCGCGCGAGAAGTATCCGACGGATAAAGGCAAAGAAGATTTCAAGGTTACGGGGATCCCGGTCCTGCATACGCGCGAAGCGCTCTTGAATAAGCGCGAGGAAATGGGGCCTTATATCTTCGCGTGTCAAATGCTGCAGAATCCGCAGGCCGATAAGACGATGGGCTTCAAGAAAGAATGGCTGAACTTCTACGAGATAATCAAAAGCACGACCGGATGGAATTTTTATATCCGCGTGGATCCTGCCAGTGAAAAGAAAAAGAAAGAGAACCACGACCCGGATTATACCGTGATCCTTGTGATCGGGCTTGCGCCGGACCAGAACTATTATCTGGTGGACGGGATCCGGGATCGTTTGAACCTCACGCAGCGCACGGAAAAAGTTTTTGAGTTTGTGCGCCGGTGGCATCCGCTGAACGTCGGCTATGAAAAGTACGGGATGCAAGCGGACATCGAACACATTAAGTACGTGCAGGAAGAAAAGAATTATCGTTTCAAGATTATTCCTCTAGGGGGGCCAACGTCCAAAAATGATCGCATACGGCGCTTAGTGCCGATTTTCGAACAAGGTCGTTTTTGGCTCCCCTTCCAGTTATTGTTCGTTGATTCAGAAGGAAAAGCGCAAGATCTGATCCGGTCACTTCTGCAGGACGAATATATTCCGTTTCCGGTGGCGAAGCATGACGACATTATGGACTGTGGGTCCCGGATCCTTGACGAAGACGGAGAAGCAAGATTTCCGTTGAAAGAAGCTTTTAAAACACCGTCGCAGACGATTGAAGTATCGGACGACGCAAAAGTAGAAACCGAATACGATCTTTTCAAATAGGAGGAAACAATCATGTGTGGATCCGCACCGAAACCGCAAGCACCGGCAGCGCCCGTAGCGCCGCCTCCCGTTCCGAACGCGAAAGCGAACAAGGCCGAAATTATGGCTGCGTCGGATAAAGAAAAACAGAAAGCCGCGGCCGCGG